GTAAGAATCCATGAACTTGAGATAAGCTATCCATGAATTTTTTAACATCTGGGTTATTAAAGAAGTCTGCTGCTACCTTAGCTGCATCGCTGAGAGTTTTGAAGAATATCTCTAGAGTCTTGTTATCAGAGAAGGCCCCGAGAACGCGAGTAACTTGATAGAACAGCTCGGCCATAGCTGGGCCAGACTTTACGCCATCCTCTAGGATCTTCTTTACAATAGGTAGACCCTTACCTAGGGTATCCCACATAACACCGATATTAGGGTCAGCTCCAAGATCAATAATAATCTTGCCTAGCCCGCCTAATACATCTAGCATCTTTGTTGCATTAGTTGCTGCAGCAGCTAAGAATTCGTGCAGGCCGCCATCAGCACCCATGTTGGCAAATCCAGCAGTAACTTTTTCAAGCCAGGTGAGCATAATATCGGCACCAGAGCCAGGCTTGAAGGCATCTTCAATTAGCTTACCGATACCCTTAAAAATGTTCCCGAAGATCCCACCGAAGCGTTCAGCAATTTTAGAGGCATCCTCGAAGAACTGAGCCAACTTATTATCTTTATCGGCCTTATCGATAAAGGCTTCAAAGTTTGCAGCGCCTTTCTCGATCCATTTAACGAATCTCTCGGTAATAGGTGCAGCAGCTTTTAGGATTGTAAGAAGTGCACCGAAGAGGTGGCTTATAGTCCCACCAAATGACTCAATCACCTTAGCAGAGGTCTCGAATACGGATCCTAAGGCCCCACTCTTATCTGCCTTGTCAAAGGCAATACCCATTTTATCTGATACAGAGCCTAGTGCCGTACCAATTGAAGTGAATCCTTTTTGCAAGGCAGGGAAGTTCTTAGTCATGAGCTGATTAATCAGATCACCGAGCTTAGGTAGGAATCCGCTAGCTACAGCTTCCTTAAGCATGTCAAACTTTGGTTTTAGCCCTACTAGTAGTTTAGCGAAAGCCTTCTGAGACTTCGTTAGCCCAGCATACGGGTCAGTGCCCGCTGCGGCTTTTTTCTTTTTAGGATTAGCTATTTCATCCTGTAGATCTTTATTTCGATCCTTAGCCCTACGGTAGGCTAGGTCAGCCTTCTCAAACTCGATTTCTGCGTCACGCCTGGCATTGGAGTTAGGCGGCAGATCGGCCATTCTAGCTAAGTTAGCTCTAGCTTTTTCAAGGTTTAGAGCAGCTTCTTTTTCTCCGATTGCCGCGTCTTCAGCATCAAATTTGAGCTGTTGGAGCTCTTCCCTAAGCTCCTTTATGGTCTTCTTTGTTCCGCCAGCACTCTTACCTACAGCCTTAAGCGGGCCAGTTACTCCACCAAGAGCCATACCAGCTAGTTTCATGCCTAGACCGAGACCTACAGCCGCTCCTGCAACTGCAGCCATGGAAGGCGCTGCAGCTCCTAAGGCACCTATTAGACCGCCCAAGGCACCGACTAATGAGCCAATAGATCCAGCCAGGCCACCCATCGCGGACTGCATAAAGAATCCAGAGCGTTGTAGATTGGAGAACGCGTCCCTAGCATCTAGCGCATCTTTTGCTAGATTTCCGAACGGAGACTTAGATGTACTCTTTTTAATAGAGTTATTTAAGTCCTTACCAATCTGATCCCCGACTTTACTGGTCTCAGCTGATGCTTTTCGAAGAGACGCGGAAATCTGCTCGCCAACGCCAGCGGTGATGGCTCTAACAACAATGCGTGCTTCACCTACTACTGCCATGTGCCATCACCTCCTACGTTATCTGATTGGCGCATCTAGAGCTCCGTTAAATGGATCAGCGGAATCTGGATTAAATTGCGTCGGTGGAATATATGGCTTGACCTGGTCAGTTCTAGCGAATTCATCATAGTCAGATTCATCGCTATCACTTACATATCTACGTCCACCGCTAGTGCTATTGGAACTTGCTTCGATCGCGTACTTGTAGTCTCTGTCGTAGAGATCTCTATACAGACGAGTTCTCATTTTTGAGGCTGACTCCGCGTGCTCGCTACTTTCGTACCGAACATGGTCTTCTTCGAAGAAATAGTGAAGCACGTCAACTAGATCAGTTGCATCCATTTCCTTCAAATTCAATCCACTCACTAGGGCTTTTCCATTTATATACGGCCAGAGGTCAACTGCCCAGTCGATTAAGCCTCTGGCTGCTGATTTGGGCGGTCTGTGTAGACTTCCATCAACCAAGAAATAATCTCGGTTAGGGTCTCTACTTCAACGATACGGTCTGGGTCTACAAGGAGAGCCTGAAAACGATCTGAGTCCTCAGGGGTCAGTACGTTTGCAAAGAATTTTTCGATAGTCTCGGCTGCCGCAGCTGCGTCCTCTGACGCTGCGTCCTTAGCAAGGTCGATCAGGAGCTTACCCTGAATTGCTGGGCGACATGCAAAGTCTTCGCCGTGAAGCTTGAAGCTAACTGCTTCCTTCTGCTCGGATGAGCCAGAGCCAAAGTCCTTAAACTTAGTCATTAATAATCCATTTCATTTATATGTCAATTGCGGGCAAACCCCGTACTAATATTTTACCGTATAAATGAAGGCCAGATTAGAGTGACTAGGACCTATAGTGAATTAACTGGTCGCTTAGGTATTTATTGGCCTTAGTTCCAGGGTGATGAACCTCTCGAGTCCTAATGACCCTAGACCCCTTACTAAAAACTAGTACCCCGCCAGCTTCTTTTGGCTTAATAATGTGGGGGCGTGTCCCCTCGTGGTGTGCCAGCGCGTATGGCTTGTCAGCAATTAGTCCAGCAAACTGCCCCATAGCATTGCCTAGGTGGTATGCACGAATATTTCGTTGGAGGGCTCCAGTCTGGAAGCCCACCTGCTTTTTTGCACGAAGTAGCGCTATCTTGTTTCTGCGCTCTAAATACTTCCAAAGAGTTTTTGCATCACCAGGGTAGTCGGTGTTTAGGAATCTTCGTAACTCTTCTTTGTAGAGAGTTACTTCTACTACTTTAAACTCCATGATTATGGGATAGCCATAGTCAGCTGCATATTTACAGTCTGATATCCGCCATCAATTCCAGCGGTCTCTAAGGTAGCAATAACGCCTAACCCAAAACCGCTGTCGTCCCACTGGTCAAGCAGGTTAACAGAGTCCATGAGAACCCACGAGTCAATTGCCGAAACCTCGGCTGCTGCTTGAATTTGACGACCAGATGGTGGCCTACCATTAGCACCTACTACAGGGGCGGATCTGGCAATCGAGATACCAACGACCGCTGTCCTAGGTACGTGACACCGCTGAGGGGCCACTGCCTGATCTCCAGGAGCACCTAGATACATCTGAATAAAAGACACTACTAGCTGCTCTGAATCAATCGCAGGCTGCCCCATTGTCCAGTATCTACGCTGGGGCAGCTCCACGTTATATGATTGAAAAGTAGATTCAATACGTTCAAGAATGCCATCCATCAGGTCGCGAAGATGTACTGCATCCTCGGATACTCCAGTTAAATCTAATTCTTGACTTGGCATTTACTACTCCTCGGTAGAGGTCTCCTCTGCTGCAGGAGCAGCAACGGTCTCTTCAACTTCAGCAACAACTGGCTCTACAACTACTGGCTCTACCTTAGGGGTAGGAGCAGCAACTCGTGGAGCAGGTGCAGTTTTCTTTGCGACAGGTTTTTCGGCACCCAACATGTCCTGGGCGCGGAAGTTAGTCTGAATTGACATATTTCCTTCTTTCTTAGTACATCTTGATCTGGAGGTTTCCAGATGCAAGTTCGACCAGGCTCTCGATGCCATCTTCGGTTGAAGAAGCGTAGAGTGTCCAGGTTCCTGGGTCCACCATTCCTAGCGCAGCTTTAGCCTTGCTGTATGGGATAGTGAAATCTAAAGTCTCGGCGTTGTAGTCCAAAGTGATGCTAGCCTCATCCAATGCCACAGAAGTTAGTTCCCCGTAGTTTCTGAGAATTACCTTAGGAGTGAAGTCTGTATTCTGCGGGAAGAAGTTGCTTAGGTCTACCCCTTCACCCTCTGAGGACCAGCTGATGGATGCCTCGTTGCTTAGGGCACGAAGCACTAGATCCTTGCCAGTATCCGATAGAAGCCTAAGAGGCTTAGCAACATACTTACGTGCGCGTGGTTGGTCTGGAGAGAAGACCTTTGACTTACGGCGAGCATTGTCTGGGTTGACTACCTTTAGGAATAGGTCAATCTCGTATAGACCAGTGCGGAGCTCGTCAATGAACTCCTGGTTATCAAGAATTGTGTATGACACACCCTGACGCGACACTGAAGTGACACGCTGAGGGAGCTCGCACTCCTCGTCGCCAGACCATAGGCGGGCAAACTCGATGGCTAACTTACGAGCAGCCATTTTTCCAGCGGTAGGTACTGGAACTCCGTATGAATAAGTAATCTCGGTGTTACATGGAGTCCAAGGAGTGCCAGCTTTTACGTGGATAGTAGAGTGATCGACTAGGTAGTAGCTAGAAGGGTCCATAACTTTACCAAGTCTATTTCTCATAGAAATGATGCGGGTGACTGGACGTCCGCGAAGTCTGATGCGAGAATCTGGAGACATACCGTCAGAGGTTAGCTCTGAGTATTCGTCATAGTCGCCAGAAGGAATGTTATAAACATCTCCACCGAAAAGAGCTGGTGATGTTGTTTTGCTAGACGGTCCCATGCGATTATTGCGTAGGGTACAAGTATATCTCTCCGTAACAATAGTCTCGCCAGTATATTTACGACCCGACATTGCCCAGAGTAAGTTTGACGCAACCTGAGCCGCCTCAAGCGTAAACTCGGTGTATGCGTAGTCTCCCATTTCTTCTGGGAGCACCCAAAGGTTACTTGTCATCTTTTCCTCTTTATAAGTTTAACGGGTGGCAGCCTAAGCTAATTGCTCAAGCTACCACCCGTTAGTACTAGTTATTAGCTAGGGTTTTCGTTTGATGCAATGATGTTGTCAATTGCAGCATCCGCGGTGTAGTCTCTGTTACCAGGAACGTTGTAAGTGTCTCCACCTGCAGCAAGAGTTGTAACCGCAGTAGCTACTGGAGTTGCGGCCTCGTCAGCAGAGTTAACCACGATGACCTTAGCAGCACGAGGAACCGAGTTAGGGGTTCCGCTTGATGCAATATCAGCAGTGATTGAGCTAGAGACAAATGTCACTGTGTTTCCAGACACGTCAGTAACAATGTGGTCACCGTTCAGTACTGGAGATAGGTTACTGACACTCAATAGATCGCCGTCTGAGATTGAAGGAGATCCGCTGAATACTAGGTTTCCAGCAGTTCCAGATGCAGTAGCGTAGTAACTGTTTAGAGTTACAGAGCTACGGTCAGAAGCAGCCACCGAGTTAGAGGTGAATACAACTGGACCAGAACCGTCTGTCCAAGTGTAGAATCCGTTAAGACCAGTTGGAGCCCAGTCAGCGCGTGCGTAAGCATATGGACGCTCGGCAGCGATTGGGAACTCCCAGCGGCCATCGATACCTGACTTGAAGTTAGCGTTTCCAAGACCATAGCCTTCGAAGGTGTTAGCCATTAGACCGTTTTCAATAACGCGGTCGCCTGACTGACGGAACTTAGCGAATGGGAAGATCCAGTGGAAGTATGGAAGAACGCCTGCACGCTTTCCATCCTTAACAGCGTGTGACCAAACTTCGATCGCAACACCATTGCCAGCAGGGTCATCGCCTACGCCAGGAGCGGCCCAACCGATTGACTTGTTGTTTGGGTCACCAGCAGTTCCTAGGTTCTTGCGAAGAAGTAGACCGCCAGATAGTAGAGAGGTTAGCTCTGGATCTGGCTCACAGATTGCAAGTTCCATGGTGATTCGCTTTAGAGTGTCTGGAGCCTTGTATGTTACGCATACAACACCGTTTGCACCCTTTTCAGTGATCTCGTCGCCCTCTTCGTACTCTGGGGTGAAAGATACACGCATGAATGAAGAGGTAGTGTATGAATTACCTGCTCCGCCCATTAGGTTACCAGCAGCGTCTAGGCGGGTGACACGGATTGACACACCCTGGATGCTAGCTGCATATTCTTGAGTAGCCATATAGCTATTCTCCTTGTTTTATTACGCTGTAAGATCTACTCGAACAGCTAGGTGGATTGATGTATCAAAGTAGACCGCAGCTGGGCGGATCCCCTTGAGACGCATGTCATTCGCATTACCCGACACATCGTAAGCCTGGCTTAGATTGTCGTTCACGACATCGACATCACCAAGGTATACCTTGACAGTGCCAGTGGCGTAAATCCATTTATTAGCAGCAGACGCTTCTTCATTATCGTCGCCTGCAGGGCCGTTACCAGAGTATCCGTTACCGACAACTACTGGAGTTCCCCCCATAGTCTGAAGGTGATCCTTCACCTTATTGTGAAAGAGCATCTGGCTGTTGCTCGAGAGTAGGGCAGCTACGTCACGAGTCATGTGAATAATGCCCTGCTCGCCGAACTGAGAAGCCTCAGCGATACCCTGCTCCAAGACTGCAAGAGCTCGCTTAGCAGAGTAAGCAGTTCCTCCGCCTAGAATAGTTACGGTATCCGAAGATAGCGCAACGTTGTCGTGAGTCTCGGTCTTACGGATTACGCCGTCCCAAAGCTCTTTCTCGATAGCTTTTTGAGAGCCACCTTCGATTTGTCTAGAAAGTCTAGCTATACGGTCAATGGCAGTGAAGCCTAGCGTGGAGATGTCTTCAGTAGCCTCGATAAAAAATGGCTTTACACGGCTGTGACGAGTTGGGGTAGTTCTAGTCCCAACAACATCTACGGTAGAGTCGGTGTCATCCCAAACTACTAGGTTACTTACCTCTGTTTCCCATTCCTGGGCGAATCCCCTGATCCAGCGATCTTCGTCTGCTGAATTCTCAGGCTTGACTACTGCAAGTAGACCAAAAGCGGAGGGCACGATCTTTGGTGCCTCTACAACGCCATTCTTTTGGAAAGCCATCTTTTAAATCCTTTGATTAAAGTCTAAATTTTTTCGTATAGGGGGAGGCCATTGCTGACCTCCCCCTCACGATTTTCTATCGGCTTAGAGCTCGACAGCAGCTGCAGTTGCGCCACCAGTGGTGTCGCGAAGAGCAGCAGCCACACCGTTAATGTTAACGGTCTGGGTGATTGCTAGTGATTCGATACCAACCTTTGCGATACCTTCGAAGGTCTCAACGAACATCTTGTAGTCGTTAGTTCCAACTAGTGATGAGTCGCGGATGATACCTAGGTCTAGAGTACCACCGTCAAGGAACAAGAATGTGCCCTCTGAGAATAGGTACCAGACGAAGCTGTCCTTCCACTCGGTAAGCGCAGCTGAACCAGCCTGTGCACCGTAGTAGTTTAGGTCAGGAGAGGCAACTAGGTTAACGTTGCTTAGAGCTAGGTAGCCCTCGATCTCAGACTTGGTGACACCAAGGGTGTTGTCTCCAGGCATTGAGATAGCTAGGTCAGAAGCCATTGCATCGAAGATCCAGTCAGGAACGAT